CATATTCACAATCGTCAACGTGATTGAGGACCTTGTTCGGCGATCTTATGGGCAACGTTCTGAAGACGGACGTTGTTTCGTTAAGTCCGAGGAAATGACGGAAGAGTTCATGCAGACCGAGGCATATTCTGTCTTGTTCGAGGAACTCACCACAAATCCTGATGCCGGTTCGGCGTTCATGAATGCGCTAATGGCCAAAAATGAAACCCAGAACACCCAACCTGCGCATAGGCGTGCAGAGTACTGATCTGTTCTTGCTCTAGGTATAGGTTTGGGTGGATATTTCGTTCTGCCCAAACCTTATGCCGTATTCGACAGGGAACAATGTCTATGTTATTTTTAATCGAAAGGCTTCTTGATGGACAACTCTAATGGCCCGGAGCCTAGAGCAACTCGTGTACCAAATTATCCTTCTAATTCGTTGAGCGGTAATTCTGAGAAGAAGCGTGAAGACCTCAAAATTGAAGCGGTCGTCACTGGTAAAATCGTAAAGCAAAAAAAGCCGATTGGTCGTAAGATCATGGAGACGCTCACTGGTTCAGATGTCAAGAGTGTCATTAATTATGTGATATTTGACGTGGCCCTTCCTTCAGCTAAAGACATGATTTATGACATGTCGAAAGAAGGCGTGCATCGTCTCTTATTTGGGGATGTCCCGCAAAGGAATTCTTACGGGCGATCGGGAAGAAACATCCAGCGAGTGTCTTACGACCGACCAAGCTGGGATTCAAGGCGCCATGATGATAGGCCGCCTATGCCAAATCCACGCGAGATGAGTAACCGTGCTCGTTCTAGGTTTGAGTTTGAGGAAATTGTTCTGGAGTCTCGTGGCGAAGCTGAGAATGTTCTTGCTGGGCTTGAGGATCTTATTTCGCAATTTGATTCCGCAACAGTGTCGGACTTGTACGAACTGATTGGTATTACGTCCGACTACACTGACAACAAATATGGATGGACTAGCATCCGAGACGCACACGCTACAAAAGTACGTGAGGGCTATCTTCTGATTCTCCCACGTCCTCAACTACTGGATTAGGATATTCATGTCTACTAGAACTCGTGAGTTTGTAAAGCGTGTGACGTTCAATCATATGGGCGATGCGCTGGCGTACAAAGATGATATTGATGAGATGATAGCCTATTATGGATATTACACCGTGTCTGACCAAAAACTTAGGTTTGACATGTCGAGTTCGCTTGATCTTGACGACGAGACCAATGGGTGGAATAGCTCCAGGTTCATACGGGTGACCCCAAGTCATGATGGAAAAACCACAGTCACCTTTCCAAAGCCTCGCAAATGTGTGTAGCATGGACGTCAATCAGATGAGACAAGCAGTTCTCGCCGCTTATTCTAGCCCAGGCTGGAAGATGAAAGTAAATCGCATGAGCGACCCGCAAGTAATTGCTGTATATTTTAGACTCAAGCAGACAAACAAGATTTAATAGGGAGATTGAAATGTCAACCGTAAAACAACTCGTGGTTCGGAAAGCAAGTCGCGCTTCCCTTATCGCCAAGAAATATAGCCCAATTGCGATGACCGCCGCTGGTATTGTGGGGGTTGTTGTCGCTTCCGTGATGGCCTGTAAGGCAACGTTGAAGCTTGAAGAAGTCGTTGCTGATGCACAAACTGAAATTGAGAACGTCCATATCGACCAGGAACTTCATCCGCAAGTTGATCATAGGCGAGATCTTGCGATGGCGTACGGACGTTCTGCATTCAATTTTGCGAAGCTGTATGGCCCTTCCGTAGTTGTAGGAAGTGTTGCTATTTCCGGTCTCATCGGTGGTCAGACCATCATGTGGAAGCGAAATACCGGTTTGGCACTCGCTTATGAAGCTGTCAGCAAAAGTTATGAAGCATATCGAGCGCGTGTTGTTGAAGATCTCGGACAGGATCGTGATCGAGATTATGCCCGTGGCACGATCAAGAATATCAAAGAGGTAGATTCCGAAGGTAACGAAACTGTCAACGAGGTTGACAATGGAAGGCCGTACAACGCGTCAGAATATGCTCGATTTTATGACGATGGAAGCAAAAACTGGAGTAAACTTCCTGAGAATAATCTTCTCTTCTTGAGGTCTGTTCAGAACCACATGAATGATCTTCTTAACCTGCGAGGGCATGTTTTCTTGAACGAGGTTTATGACGCTCTTGGTATTCCTAGGACGTCGGCCGGTGCTGTTGTGGGTTGGGTTCTTAATGGCGGAGGAGACAACTACATCGATTTCGGCATTTATGATGCCAGCGTTGAAAAGCGAAGGGATTTTGTAAACGGACGCGAGCGTTCTATTTTCCTGGACTTCAATGTAGATGGAGTCATTTATAATCTAATCGCTTGAAGAGATGGTCTTGATGCGCTTGGTTCAGGATATTTCGAAAGGGATATCCTGGACTATCCGCAGATTTATCTGTATGACTATGGGCGCATGATAGACTATCCACCAAGAGGAATGGAGTTGAAATATGATTGAAAGACGATACGAAACCATAGCGGCTCTTCTTGTAGGAGCCGCTTTTGGCTTTCTTGCCGGGAAATTCTACTACAAAGATAAATACGAGGAGCTGTTTCAGACAGAATTAGCTTCGGTCAAACAGTCTTTTGGGCATTTGGTTGTTAAAGAAGAGCCCTCTGTTGAAGATATTACAGTACGAGACATACCCAAAGTAAACTTTACAGAGTATGAAAGTAAAGTTGTAAACTATGGGTCATCAACTTTACCAGACAGTAGTTCTCCAATCTCGATATTCCGGAGTATTCCGGAAGACGTTGGTACGCTGGATGACGCAACATGGTCATTTTATGCAGGCGATGAAGTTCTTGTTGATGAGGAGGATGAATTAGTAGACAATCCTACATATCACATAGGTTCTGCTTTGGATCTTTTCAAACAGAAGGATCTTTTCGAGCCAAATCAGATGAACTCTACCATTTATGTGGCGAACTCAACAACACAAACTCTTTACGAGATTATAAAAGTTGATGGTTGCTACCAAGATATAGTTCTGGGGGAATACTGTGTCTGTCGACCGCAAGCCCCTGAATAAGAATTCGCAATTGGAATGGGCATACTTCGAATGGTTATATTCCAGAATCGGAGTTGTTTCAGACCGAAACCCAAAACACAGTCATTGGTTGTTGGCTGAGCATCTTCACAACAAAGAATTCACATGGTTTATTCCTAATGACGATAGCAGAGCTCTTGACGGCATATTTCTGAGGGAAGAGTTCATCGCGCATATCGATTGGCGCATCGAACATCTTGCTGCTATTTCAGGACCTTGCTCAATGTTCGAGATGCTTATTGCGTTGGCATCTCGTATAAGTTTCTCTATGGATAGCGGTGAAGATGACGGAACAGGGGTTTGGTTCTGGGAATTACTCAGGAATATAAAGATTGATCATCTTAGTGACGAATACTATGGGCCATTTGAGTATGATGAAGTTGAACGTATTCTCGATGTTGTAATAGATCGAACTTACGATAGTAATGGGGTTGGTAGCTTATTTCCATTACGTAACTCCAGATTTGACATGCGATTCGTTGAGATTTGGTACCAAATGTCCGCATATCTATTGGAAAAAAACTTAGACCTATAATTGGTGGAATTGAAAGGGGGTGCTTATGGATTTCTATCGAATCAAAGAACGAACTGTAAAAAAAGGTATAGTAGAGATATACCCTGATTTTAGAGTATGTCGTTCTAAAGATCTGATGGTCCGAGGTAAATCCTTTTACGCCATCTGGGATGAGCAGACGGGTCTATGGTCTACGGACGAGTATGATGTCGCCAGACTTGTAGATGAAGAATTGATGGCCTACAAGGACCAAATAGTAGGACGTGCGGATGAGATAATTCAAGTGAAGACCATGAGCGATTTTTCTTCCAACAGCTGGAAGGAATACCGTAAATTCTTGTTTCATCTAGCTGATTCGTCACATCAACTCGACGAAGTCCTGACTTTCAGTAATACCGAAGTAAAGAAAAAGGACTATGTTAGCCGACGACTACCATATCCTTTAGAAGCAGGATCACACGACGCTTTCGACGAACTCATAGATACTTTGTATGACGAAACCGAGAGCGCAAAACTGAAGTGGGCTATTGGGTCGATTGTTGCTGGAGACGCCAAGGATATTCAAAAATTCACAGTGTTGTATGGCCCAGCGGGTTCTGGTAAATCGACGATTCTTAAGGTCGTGCAGAAGTTGTTCCCTGGATATTACACGACATTTGAAGCCAAGGCGCTAACCAGTTCGTCAAACTCTTTCTCTACCGAGGTATTTCGTTCAAACCCATTGGTAGCGATCCAACACGATGGCGATTTGTCTAGGATTGAAGACAATACGAAACTGAACTCCATCATATCTCACGAAGAAATGACGATGAATGAGAAGTACAAGCCGAGCTACATGGCTCGTGTAAACTGCTTCTTATTTATGGGCACAAACAAACCGGTCAAAATCACGGACGCGAAGTCCGGTATTATCAGACGTTTGATCGACGTCCAACCTTCCGGTAACAAGATTCCACCAAAGCGATATCATGCATTAATGTCGCAAATAGATTTCGAGTTAGGAGCCATAGCTTCATATTGTCTCGACGTCTATAGGAGTATGGGCAAAGAGTACTACGCGAACTACAAGCCTGTTGAGATGATGTACCAGACTGACATATTCTACAACTTCATCGAAGATGGATACGACGTCTTTAGTTCTCAAAATGGTGTGTCTTTGAAACAGGCATATGAGATGTACAAGATTTATGCTGACGAAGCAATGATCGAGTTCAAACTTCCTCGTCATAAATTCCGTGATGAATTGCGTAACTACTTTGCTGAGTTCTCTGAGGTATCTCGAATCGACAACAAGCAAGTGCGAAGTTATTATTCGGGGTTTCTCAAGGAAAAACTCGGGTCTAGATCAGAACCTGTCATTGAGCACGCATATCCTTTAGTTCTTGATTCCATGGAGTCATTGCTCGATTCGAGTCTTATATCTATGCCGGCCCAGTATGCAAACGATCGAGAGATCCCTTCTCATCGTTGGGCAGACGTGACTACAACTCTCGGCGATATTGATAGCACAAAACTTCATTACGTTAAAGTCCCAGAGAATCATATCGTAATAGATTTTGATTTGAAGGACGAAAATGGAAACAAATCGATAGAGAAAAACCTTGAGGAAGCAAGTAAGTGGCCTCCTACATATTCGGAGTTCAGTAAGAGTGGTGCGGGTATTCATTTGCACTATATCTACACTGGAGAAGTCAGTAAGCTATCTCGAATCTTCGACGAGGGCATAGAGATCAAGGTATTTACCGGCGACGCATCTTTAAGGAGGAGGCTTTCACGATGCAACCGAATTCCAGTAGCTAGTTTGAATTCTGGTTTACCATTAAAGCCTGAAAAAATGCTAAATTTCGATGTTGTACAAAGCGAAGAAGGCATAAGGTCTCTAATTCTTCGAAATCTCAACAAGGAGATTCATCCAGGAACCAAACCGTCGATCGATTTCATTCTTAAAATCCTTGACGATGCATATTCTTCTGGGATGCATTACGATGTAACAGACTTGCGTCCTAAAATTGTGTGGTTTGCCAACAACAGTACCAATCGTTCCTTGGAGTGTTTGAAGACTGTAGGGCGCATGAAGTTTGCTTCTGAGGACCCAAGCCCGACTGAGGTATATACTCCGAAGGAACTTGTGTTCTTCGACGTCGAGGTGTTCCCAAATCTGTTCGTGGTTTGTTGGAAATATGAAGGACCTGACAAAACAGTAGTTCGTATGATAAACCCAACACCAAGTGAAATCGAGGAGATTCTTAAACTTTCTCTTGTCGGCTTCAACAACCGCGGTTACGACAACCATATCTTGTACGCAAGATTCATTGGGTACAACAACGAGGATCTGTTCAAACTATCGCAGCGTATTATTGCTAATAGTCCTAACTCTAAATTCGGGGAGGCCTATAATCTGTCGTACGCTGATATTTATGACTATACCTCGAAGAAACAGTCTCTTAAAAAGTACCAGATCGAACTAGGACTTCATCATTTGGAGTTGGGTCTTCCCTGGGATGAACCAGTACCAGAAGATATGTGGCTTACGGTTGCCGATTATTGTGCGAATGACGTCATCACAACCGAGCAGGTTCACCATTCTAGGAAGGAAGACTATATTGCGCGACAAATTCTTGCAGAGCTGAGTGGTCTGACAGTTAACGATACAACGCAACGTCATACCGCGAAGATCATATTCGGCAATGATCGCAACCCGCAAGAGAAGTTTGTGTATACAGACTTGAGTGAGCAGTTCGAAGGATATACTCACGAATGGGGCAAGAGCTCTTATCGCGGAGAAGTTCCTGGAGAAGGAGGCTATGTATATTCAGAACCCGGCGTTTACGAGAATGTTGCGTTGCTGGATGTTGTTTCGATGCACCCCACGTCTCTTATCAAGATGAATTGCTTTGGCCCGTATACTGAGAATTTCAAGCAGTTGTTGGATGCTCGAGTAGCCATTAAACATAAGGATTATGATTCAGCGAAGAAAATGCTTGGAGGTATTCTTGAAAAGTATCTCGACGATGAGCAGGAATCTTTCGCTCTGGCATATGCTTTGAAGATCATCATCAATATTGTGTATGGACTCACGAGCGCCAGCTTCAGCAACAAATTCAAGGACGCGCGCAATGTCGATAATATCGTAGCCAAGCGTGGCGCATTATTCATGATCGATTTGAAACATGCCGTGCAAGAACAAGGGTTTGTTGTCGCTCATATCAAGACAGACTCGATCAAGATCCCGAATGCAACTCCCGAGATAATCCAGTTCGTGATGGAGTTTGGAGCTAAATATGGATACGAGTTTGAGCATGAGGAAACGTTCGATAAATTCTGTCTTGTAAATGATGCTGTATACATCGCAAAATATCTAGGAGGAAAACATGCTGGGGATTGGACTGCTACGGGAGCTCAGTTTGCACATCCTTACGTATTCAAGACACTTTTTAGCAAAGAATCTATCGAGTTCGACGATCTTTGCGAAACCAAGAGCGTTACAACCGCTTTATATCTTGATATGAACGAAGATCTTGGACCTGACGAACATGATTATCACTTCATAGGACGTGCTGGGCGTTTCTGTCCTATCAAGCCTGGATGCGGAGGTGGCATTCTTCTACGTGAGAAAGAAGGAAAGTACTATGCCGCTGGGGGGACGAAGGGGTATCGATGGCTGGAATCGGAGATTGTTCAATCTCGCGGTAAGAGTGATGATATTGATCTTCTGTATCAACGTTCTCTTGTTGATGATGCTATAGAGACAATTTCTAAATTTGGTGATTTCGAGACGTTTGTTGCTGACTGAAAGGAGTTAACGGGAGAATATGGAAATTTTGAGGGAGGTTGTGCCGGAATGATCTATAATTCTTACAGCGGTTGGCTTTGGAGATGCGATATTTGTAAAAAAAGTTCCGATCAAACCGATAAGCGTCGATATTCTTGGGAGACGAGTGCCCGAAGGTCTTACGATAAGCATCTGAAGACATGTAAACCAACGAAGGAAGTGGAGAACAGTAATGTCTGAATACACGAAATTTGAGCTGGCTGGTCGGAATATCAACATTGAGCACGCCAGATTGAAGTTGCGAAACTTCTCGGGTAAGCCAACGAAATACCATAAGCTTGGCGGAAGCATGGATTTTGGAGTGATTATTTCTCCCGAATTCGCCGAGGAATTGGATCATGATGGTTGGGCGGTTAAGTGGTCGAAGCCGCTGAATCCAGATTATGATCCTGAGCCATTTTTGATGGTTGGTTTGCGTTTCGATTTTTATCCCCCGGAGATTCAGCTCATCAGTGGCCGTGGTATGACTCTGTTGGATGAGGACTCTGTCGGTGGTCTTGACTATGATGAGTTCGCTAATGTGGATTTGGTTATTAGACCTTACGACTGGCAGATGGAGAACGGAGACAAGGGTCGCAAGGCAATGCTCAAGAAGATGTACGCAACTCTTGATGAAGATCCCTTTGCCCATAAGTACTATGACGTCGGGCGTGGAGGAAACTGATATGCCTTCGGCCAAAACGTGTGTAGTGTGTGAAAAGAAGATCGAAATGGCCTCGTTCAAGAATGGAAAAGTTTGTTCAGAGAACTGTCGTTCGGCCCTTGAGAAGTCTGAGGAAGTTTGTGAAGAGATAAATCATTTGGCAGAAGAGACGATTCCACACGACTTCTCATATCCTGTAGTCGCACTCGAGCCTGAAAATCTTTTTGAAAAAGAAAATGATCCTGTAAATCATCCAAGCCACTACACCGGGCACCCCGCTGGCATTGAGTGTATTGACGTTATTGAGGCGAATACTTTTTACAACCTGGCAGCCGCCATGAAGTATATCTGGCGTGTTTCCTGGGGGTCTAAGGACAACGATATTCAAGACCTCGAAAAGGCAGCTTGGTATATCCGTAGGGAAATCGATCGACGTAATTTTTGCGAAGGTCTTGGTTTTGAAGAATGACACCATTCCTGATTTTGATGTTGTTTGTTATCTTCTTTTGTGTTGATTAGGATTTTTATGGAGTTGTTCTACGGAAGTTATTAAATAATGGGGAGGAGAAGGGCTTCGTTAACAGACAACGAGGCTCTTCTTTTCTCTGAATTCAAAGGAGAAGGGCGATATGATTGGTTCTACAGAGATTCACAGGAGATTCTCGTTCAAGCCGTTAAACGGAAGTACTAAACTTCAGCAAGAAGCTATGCTCTTGTCTTTTGAGGATCTTGCTACATATCTCGACATCCTCATCGAGGACGGAAAGTACAAAGACCATGTTTTCGAGCATCTTGAAAACGCGATTCTGTGGGCTAACAAAGGTATCAGCGAGACTAAATAACCGTTTCTCGCGGAATGGGCAACGGCTATAGTGAAACCCACTACGAAAGGAAATGTCATGCTGGAAAGCACTTCTCCTCTCTCCGATTTCGACGCTGTCTACACCGCCGCGCTCAACGACATCATCAGTTTCTTCAGGTTTGAGAAGCGACACTCAAACGCTGTGAAGTTCGATGATGACTACTACGCAAGAGCGGCTACAGTGATGAAGCGCCGTATCGACCACGAGATGAAGTATCTCCGAGAACCATCGCTCGACTAGGGTTGAAAGACTGGGCCCCTCAACAGGGGCTCTCTTTTTTTGAAAGGAGGTATTAATGGCTATCGAACTTGCTCCGCATCAGTTGAAGGCGATCGAAGAAATGGGTAACGGTAAGATCTTGTGCGGGCTTCCAGGTGTCGGCAAGTCTCGTACAGCTCTGGCTTACTGTTATTTGAAAGAACTCAAAGGTGAGATCAAAACAAACGGAAAAGGTGATTTCAAACCTTTTAAAAACCCAATGGATATCTATGTCATCACTACTGCTCGTAAGCGTAACAGTCTTGATTGGGAGAGTGAGTCCGTAGCGTTCGGCATATCTACTGATAGAGAACTCAGCGTTGGCGGTATAAAACTGACCGTTGATTCGTGGAACAACATTGGTAAGTATGTCGGCGTTGAAGGAGCGATGTTTATATTCGACGAACAGCGTCTCGTTGGGTCTGGTGCTTGGGTAAAACATTTCTACAAGATTGCTTCGCGAAACCGATGGATCTTATTGAGTGCTACTCCTGGCGATACTTGGAGTGATTATATCCCAGTTTTTGTGGCTAATGGATACTTCAAGAACAAGTCAGATTTTGCCTCCAGACACGTCGTATATAGCCGGTATACACGATACCCCAAAGTGGACCGCTACGTCGGTCAGAAGGCCCTTCTAGGGCTTCTAAAGGGCATTCTAGTGGACATGCCGTTGGTAAAACACACGGTTCCACATAAAAACTATATTGCCGTTGATTATGACAAGGCGCAACTGTCTAGTGTCATAAAAAATCGTTGGAATCCATACACGAATGCACCTATATCTGAAGTGAGCGAACTGTTTTACACCATGCGGAAAGTTGTCAATTCTCATGAGTCGAGAGTTGCAGCGGTTGTTACTTTGTTGAATACACACCCTAAGTTGATCATATTCTACAACTTTGACTATGAGTTGGAAATACTTCGTGGATTGAATTCTTTGGATGGTGTAGAGGTTAAAGAGTGGAACGGCCATAAACATGAGGAGGTTCCTGAGAGTGAGTCTTGGGTATATCTTGTGCAGTACATGGCTGGAGCCGAGGCGTGGAATTGTGTTACTACTGACACTATAGTATTCTATTCTTTGAACTATTCGTACCGTATGTTGGCTCAGGCGGAAGGACGAATCGATCGAATGAATACTGAGTTTGTGGATCTTTACTACTATGTTCTTAGGTCTACTTCGCCTATTGATTTGGCTATTTTGAGGGCTTTAGGAAACAAGAAGGATTTCAACGAGAGATCTTTTAAGTTGTGAGTTTGTTATGAGTTCGCAAAAATTACAACGCTTATAGTGAAACAACCACTACGAAAGGAATTGAAGTGTC